GCATGGCGTCGGCGTATGCGTACTTGCACTCTTCCCGCGTAGGCTCTTTGATGTATCCACCTGCGTGATATAGTCTGTGATGTTGGCTTAGTATGTCATTCTCCAACGCTTGCCCAGCGAACCAGTCGCGAAGAGTCATGCCATTGCTGCCCCATGTTTCGCCAGGGAACGCTGGCCCGCCGTCGTTACTTTGACTCATTCTTGCACCTCCTTCACGAATACCCCATCAACCATTCGGCCCTTGCGGTCTTTGATTTCATTCCACGCCGCCTCTCGGCAAGCGTCGATATTTAGCCCCATCTGAGCACACATAACCGCCAAGACAACCTGAATATCGCCGATTGCGTCGATGATTTCTGGCCGGTCGTCTAATCCCAACGCATTGACCAACTCGCCGACCTCTTCATCTAACTTGTCGATCTGATGTTGAGGCGTTGAACCCTCGATCAAGTTTCGATCACTAGCCCACTTTGCAACTCTTTCGCCAAACGATAATTCACTCATCATAAACCTCCGAAAAAGAATTAAGCAATCTTGTCGAACGACAGCACAAGCATGTCGTCTACGACTTCATGGGTTACAATCACGCTGTAGCCTTCGGCACGTTCTTCACCCCAGTTTCCGGCAATCTTCTCTGCGATGATCCGATTGATATGAACATGGAATTGCTTGGTGTTTCCCTTTTTTGGACTGTGCGAGCATATCCTAGCAAGCCCTGTCGCTGATCGCTTCATCCCGACCTTTTTCGACTCTTCATCCCAGTAAAAATCCACCATGTCGCCGACGATCCAGCGAAGTGACTTGGCCACTTCGTGGCTAATGTAAACCATTGAATTTCCGCCTGTTTTCTTGTCTGTCTTCGACTTGTTGTTTAAGCCAGGGAAGAAAAACCTTACGGCAGGGTTTCCGGTGTACCTTCGACCTCCAGTAGACTTCTCAACTTCAAACTTAGTAAACATCACGCATCACCTCCGAACTCACTTAAAGCCCATTCGCAAACCAAGTATCCGAAACCTACCAAGGCAACGAAAAAGATACCTGCTGCAATCCAATCTAAAATGTCCATTACTTGCTCCTACTGATCCTCGCATCCCATCCTTGATCGATCAGGTCGCCGAACTTGTGGCTAACCCAGTCGCAAACGTCAACCCTATCCCAGTCTCTCGGCATGCCTTGATAGATCGTGATTGATGATCGGAGCTTACCAAGTCGCCTAACCAAGCGGATTCTGTAGATTACGCACTCGAGCATACTTCAGCCATCCAAACTTTGATCTCTTTAGGTGCTTTGATCGCAAGGCTAACCTTTGCCAAGCGTACTTTTTTAAAGTGCACTTCAACTTCGCCTATTACAAGCGGCTCGTTTTCGCTGATCCGCTTTCGTAGCTCGATTCGCTTGCTGCTTAGCCTGATCGTTGCCGAGTCGCAATAAACCTCCTCGACTGTCAAGCGTAGCCCGCCGATCATGATGGCTTCGCCTTCCCTACGCGTTAGCACTAGCATGCTCCGCTTCCTTTCGCTTCCAATAGTCAAGGTGCTTGTGCAAATCGTAGCTAACCTCGGCTAGCTGCGAATTGATCGAGAGCAACTTGCCGACGTGACCCCAGTTGACGTTGCTGCCGTCTGCTTTCGCTTCTGGCATTTGGTCAAGCAGATTGCCGACTTGCTCAAGTAACGCCAATCCTGTATCAATCTGTGCGTTGTATAGATCGGTTATGATTATCATCTCACCTCCAATAACGCCGCAATCAACGCGACTCGTTTCGATCTGTAGATCACCGCTGATCTACGCCAATTGTCACCGTCTAATTTGCTCCACGTCCAGCGCCCTTGGCTAACATGGCAAATGATCTTGCAATCGTCTGCCATGCGTTGCAACTCTCGAAGCGGCGTCGAATCGAATCGCTTAGCCGCTAGTGCGTTGATGATGTGGAACATGGTAAATTCCGAACCTGTGTATGGAAACTAAGCGTATTGACCTTGGCAACGTCGCAAGTATTCGCCGACACTCATTGCACCTCGTTTGCTTCGCACCGTTGCGAAAGCTTCCTTCGCTTCTTTGATCGTGCGAAACTCGACGCTGTGCCAAACATCGCCGCAACTTGTTACGTGTGCGACAATCTTAGCACGCTCCGACCAACCATTTTTAGCAAGCTTGGCGATAACCTTAAATGGCCCTCGCAACTCCTTGCGATTTCTCATGAACTCTTGACCGCAAATAACAACCGACTCAAAATCGAACTTCATAATCAAACCCCTTTACACTTGAAGAAACTCAAACCCAGACCGCCGAAGCGGTTTCGCCGTTCCCGGCTCGTCAGTGGGTTAAACCGCTTCCCATCCGTTGCGAACTCGGCGAACTAGCCCAGCGGCATGCAGAGCCTTGATAGCTGGCCCGAATTCCTTGCCGTAGCAGTAGGTCATGGTTTTCGTTAGCTGAAATCCGAACTTCTTCAAACCTGCGAGAATGTCGTTTTGCAATTGGCTCATCTTGTTTTCCCTTCGCTGTTAGAAGCTTCAACCACCGCCACCTATTAGCGGTCAACTCGGTAAAACTTGCCATCATCAATTGATCGCACCCAGGTATTGAGAGGATTGTCCCAAGTGCGAATCGACTTGCCGTTACTTTTTACTGTACTGATTTTCATTGCCGCAACCCTTTGCTAAAAACTTGCTGGAACCCACCAGCGATGTATAAAGATTATCGGCCTGAACCGCCCGTGTCTATAGGGCAAGCGTAATTTTTGGGAGAATTATTTCGGAAAAGCCGGAGCCTATCCCGGCGGGAGGCGTGGGCGAACTACGCTTGATAGTTCGCTTTCATCGTTCCCCATTCTTTAGCAACCCAACTCGAAGGCCCTGACGCCAACAGCGTATCGTTCCAAGTTGCTTTTTTACTCTTGGCTGATTTCATCCCGAACCATCGATGAACGATTGCCGAGCGGGTTCCGTTAGATAGCAAGAGCCTTTGACCGTTGTGAACTTGAAAACTTTCTACTGCACTCATCTTCTCAACCCTTCGCTTTTATTTACCGCGTCGGCTCACTGTCGCCGACTGATGTATAAAGATTATCGGCGTTTGATTCGATTTGCAATAGCAGTAGCCTAATTTTTCTAAAAATTATCTTCCAACCAACGAAAACACTAGGAATTTTTTCGGTAACCTAGACGAAAAAGCACCCTTGCTAGGTCGCTTGCGGTCTCCGTTATCGCCTCTTCCGCGATGTCCCAGTGGCAGGCGTGAAGCATTTCGTGTATAAGCACATCTAGTTCACGCTCCCCTGATAGCTGAGGCTGAATCGTGATTCGCTTGGCGTTAGGATCGCATAAGCCATCCAGCTTCGACGGTAGCTTGTCCCGGCGTATCTCCCAGTATTTACCACGCAAGCGGCATCGCATCATCCACCCCTTACAATGCCGCCGTCAGCGATGCGTAAATTCGTTACGTCGAAGTCCCCGTTTTGCGAAGTTTCAACATATGCGAACCCGTGATTCCATCGATTGATCCGAGCGTATTCCGCATTGAGGTCGCATAAACAACCAGTAGACCAAACAAAGCATTCGTCGTGCCACATATTCGGCTCACAGTGCCCGCTAGTTTGATGCGAGTGACCGACTAGCACAGTATGCTTCGTTCGCATCCAAGCACCCCTAGCGGCATTCACAGGGCTTGATATGCCCTTTGGTAGTTCGTGCCCGTGAAGTATCGGAAGCTTGCCTAACATGATCGGTCTTTGATCCTCGACCCATTCAACGCCATGTTTTTTGAGTTGCAAGATTTCTGGCAACTGCAAAGGGTTCAAGTCCCAAATCTCAGGGGCTTTGGCCCACACAAATTTATTCCATCGCTCTTCGTGATTTCCCGCTTTGTAGATTATGCGAACTTTGGCGAATCGCTTGCGAAGATGCGATAGCATCGCATCGACGATTTCTAGCTCTCGCTTCATGCCGACGCGTTCAGGGTTTCGATCCCATCTACTCACGCCGTAGAAGTCGGCAAAGTCTCCATTGATGATTAGCGTGTCAATGCGATGTTTTGCAAGCCACTCTAACGCAGTCTCAAGAGCCATGTCGGAATGGTAGGGGCTGTGAATGTCAGAGATGACGCCGCATCGCATCTTGCCCTTGACGTCGAATGTTTTCCACGGCTGAGCCAATGACGGCGGAAGCGGTGGTAGCTGGCCCGCCTTGCCTAGCTCCTTCGGTTGAGTTGCTTGGCTTCGCTTCGCCGACCCAAGCTGGCCGCGTATTAAGCGAATGATAGACCTCGCACTTTCAACCGTAAACGCTTCTGGATGATCTTTAGCAAGCCTCTTCGCCAATGTTAAATTCGGTGTATCAGGGAACTTGCCGCATAGCTGTTCCGCCCATTGCCTCGCTTGTGATTTCTTCGCCATCGTTTCTACTCCATTGCAATCTAGCTTCCTCAACGGTCAACTCAGGCTTGCCGAGTTTGCGGTTAACCCAATTATGCAGATTGAAGCCCCATAACCATAACGCCTCAGGCGATGAGAAGTCAGGTGGGGTTGAGGCTTTGTATAGGGCGTAATCTCTACGGCACTGGCAACCATAGCCGGGGATAGCTAACTCCCACTCTGCCAACCAAACAGGATCGCACCCACGATACCGATGCAGTCTTTCCCAAGGCGGTACGCCCTTGACTATCTCGCTCGAATAGTAAACGAGTTGCATCGGTGGCGTAGTGTTGCCATTGGATCGACTCAAAGCAGCCGCGTATAGATCCTTGAGTGTTATCATGCTGGCCTGATCGTTGCGGTAGGAATCGAAAAGCAGACTTCAAAATCGCCGTATGTCGTCACTTCTCCGATAGTGCAAGTCGGAGTAGTGTAGTCAATGCGGCAAAGATGCTCCAAGTCTGGGCAGGTTTGAACGCCTCCAATAGTTCCGCAATTGACGTCCACTAGAACATAGCAACCGCCAGCGGTCGCAACGCATCCGCTATCGTAGTTGCAAAGCCCCGTTATCTCTTCGCATCCAGGCCCGCCAATACCAGGGCCAGGAATAGGATCGCCGTTGTCATCGTAGCCGCAAATCAGTTGCTCAAAACCAGGAAAGTCGCAAGCCTTGCTGTAGATCGGCCCGTATGTTGGTACGTCACCTTCTCCGCACCAATACGGGCATCCAGAATCAACACGGTAAACCTTGATGTATCGCGTTATTCCAACGCGTTCGATCTTAGTAGGGCAAGTTAAAACGATATCGCCGTTTTCGTCGAAGGTGCTACAAACCGCAGTGCTATAAAAACCAAAGTTAATCCCTGGAGCAATCACAACGCAATTATCTTCGACGTTCATAAAGCATGGTTGAGATTTTAGCTCGCATCCAGTTTCGCTTCCGCAACAATTCACCGGCGGAAAATCGGCATCGTTGATTGATATGTCAACGCCGCTCGGAAGCGTGTCATAGAATTTTAGCCGCGTATAGACGCCACCGATTGGACTCGACGATATTGGATTTTCAAACTCTGCAATAATGGTTTCTGTAGGTGGGCAGCTATCACTGTCCCATCCGCTAGATTCCGACTTTGAGCTAGTGATTGAGCAATCGCCGTTTCGGTAGTGACCAGTGCAATCTGTTTGAGCATTCACCTTGGCGTTGTTCAAAACGCCTTGCCTTAGCTGTATTACGTCACCCTCGAATCGATAATTGACCGCGATAAAGTATTTGCAACTCGGAGACTCGTCCACATCGCATTGAACCAACGCTTTCCCAACGACAACCGAAAGCGACTCTAAACGATGTCTCGTTGCTAAGAATGCTCTGTGAGTCTCTGTAACCGCGCTAGCTATCGTCTGAGTTTTTATGCAGTCGCAATCCGGTTCGATGCCATACGCGACGTAGGGAACCTTAGATTGATACTCATCTCGGCTATAGGTTGCCGATATAGTCTGCTTCGCCATCAACTTGCAGTTGTAGATCCAGTCTTGGCATCCAATGTCGAAGTCGGCAACATAGCAGCATCCTTGCCGCTCGAAGTTAGCAACCGGATATTCTGGATCTTCACCGGCTCCAATGCCGCCACCTGGATCAAGACAGCCTAAAGGGGCTTTCAGCGTCACGGTTGTATATGGCATCTCAGCCGGTTCAATGCAACAATCGCAACAGCATGTTGTTAACTTGCCCATCTAGCAAATCTCCACTACTGAAAGCCTGTTGCCGACGCGAAACAACTTGACGTAAGAACCATTCGCAATCGCTGAGCCTAGATTGACTACGCTTGCTGTGTATAGGTCTTGCAAGACGTTTGACGCATCAATGTACTTTACTTGCACCGTCCCCGTCCCAAGCGTAGCACCAGCCCTAGCCGTAATCGTAGATGTTGCTACGCCAATCAAGCAATCCGCTTGCATCCTGTCGGCATCGGTTGCGAATCCTCCACCGGATACGCCGCCGCCTATTAGCTTCAATAGCTCGCTTGAATCAGCCTCGTTGAACGCAACCAGCATTTCGCTTGCCATTACGTCCTCACCCACGAAAACGAGATAGGCTTCTTGACTTGGAAAGTGATATCGTTCGCTGTTGTTGTCTTTGCTCCTGTAGTCGCATCGAGGTAGCCAATGATGCCAAACGTGTTCGTTTCATCCATGTACCGCTTCAACTTGTTCGCGTCGGCAGGGTCTTTGAAATACGGCCCGATATTCGGCCTAAGTTCATCATGCGTATCGGGATCATAGGTCATCCGATACTTAACCCTCCATGCCATGTAGCCCGCGTAGCTACCTAGCTCCGCTTCGCAGACGTCAACCAGTAACGTCCTGGCCGCGAATGTTTGCCCCGCTGCATTCAATGCCGCCACGTTGACGCAATCATTTCTATCCATGATGGACTTGAGTTTTAGCGATGGATCTTCAAACTGCACAAATGAGAACTGGCAAAGCGTTCGCTTTTCGGTCAATGGTGCATCGAATGGAGTGCCCGCTGAGTTTTTGCAGTCCTTCGCCGGTGTTGACCTGTCTTTGGTAATCACCCGCTCTTTGGTAGTGAACGAGTCAACCTTAAAAACTGGTATCCACGTTAAAGGATCCGGAGAACCAGGATTCTGTGGAGACTGCTTTTGCTCCTCTGTGCCCGTCTGGAATCTAGCGGTGACATTCCAATACAAGACGTGCTTTTCTTCTCGCTCGCAACTTACCTCATCGCATATCAAGCCAAGAGGCCCGTAGATCAATCCCGCATAAGGCAACCCAGGCGTATTGTAAAGAACATCTTGCCGGTCGCTTGTAACTTGATCGGTCTTGACGCGGAAGTTCCAGGTCTCACCAAACACGAGCTGAAAGCCGCTACCCTTGCGGGCAAAGCCGCTACCCTTCCGCAACTCTGATCCAACCAACTGATTAGCCATCGATTAGTTCCTTGCGAGCCGGATTTGTGGGGCCTGTTCGTTGAAGCGATTCGCCTTGCGAGACTCTTCAAGTATATCGTTTTGAATCTTTTTGAGTTCCGCCGCTTCTTGGCTTTTAGCGTTTTGCCGCTGCATAAACTGGTAGGCTTCGACAGTGCCCGACTTGATAGCCGGTGCTATGTTAGCCGCAAAATCTGCCATCGATTCTTTGGCAAATGATGCACTTAGTTGTTGCTCTTTTGCCTTGATCGCTGCCCCTTGCGTGCCTTGCTGTTGCTCAGGTGTGAGTTGATTGTATAGCTCTCGAAGTCTTAGCATTTCATCCATTGCTTTTTGCTTTGGCGATAGCATATCCATTTCGATCTTGGCGATTTCTTCGACGGTCTTTTTCCGCTCTTGCTCCTGCTTAATCATCTTGTCGAAGTTCTCGGCAATCTTCAATTCTTGAGCATTATACCCAGCCGCCTTGCGTTGCTTTTCTGCGAAAGCCTCCGTTGACATTGTTAGCTTGTCGTACTGTTCTCGCATCTTCTTGATGTCGCTGATAACCTTGCTCTTGCGTTCGCTCTCAATCTCAGCCGCTTTCTGTATTGCGGCTTCTTCCTTCGCTCTCTGCTTCGCTTCTTCTGCTAGCTTCTTGGCTTCCTCGTTCGTCTTGTTCAACGCCTGTTGCTTCATCCATGCAGCATGCTCAGCGTCAGCCGCCGCATCAAATTCTGCCCGCGACATTTCATCGAGTGTAGCAAGATACTCATTCGACTTGCCTTGAGCGTAATTGACTAAAAAACCCCATCCCTTGGAAAACAGCCCGAGGTTATACGAAAACGGCTTTTCAATGCTGGATATCCCAGTGCGTAGCAGCTCCACGAATGACATAGTGACTGGTATCAACTCCGAGCCTATGGCAATCGCACTTGCTTTTATGTCACCTTCCAATTTTGCGAACTGACCGGCTAAAGATTGCTCGAGCTGTTGGTTCATCCCGTGAAAGCGTCCGCCTGCTTCTGTGGCAGTCTCGAAAGCCTTAGCAACCATCTCCGCCGAGATTGCCCCATTCTCCATCTGCTTCTTGAGTTCAACCATCGAGATGCCGGTTGTACGGCTAATTTCTTGCAATGGGTTGAACCCGGCGTTGACCATCTGCAAGACTTCTTGCCCCATCAGCCTACCATTGGCTTGCACTTGACCAAATGCCAATGCAAGGCTCTGAAATTGCTCGGAGTTGCCAAGAGAGATTGCGGATAGCCTTGACAGCGTAGGCGTTAGCTGATCCGCTGCTACGCCAAACTGCAACATCGTCTTGCCAGCCTTCGCAAAGTCTGCGAAGTTGATCGGACTTTGAACGTCGAGTTTCTTGAAGTCCTCAAGCGTTTTTTTCGCTTGTTGCGTCGATCCCATCATCACGCCGAAAGCAATCTTCGTTTGCTCCATCTCAGCCGCTAACTTAACCGATGCCTTGATCCCGCCTATAGCCGCTGATAGCCCGATATAGCCGCCGATTAGCCCCTTGAGGCTATTCATCGTCTGCTGATTCGCCGCTGCTGCTTGGGCTTGCTGCTTCGCTATACCGGCTTGCTCAGCCGCTGCCATCGCTGCCGCTTTTCTTGCTGCATCTTCGCTAGCTTTGGCTAGCTCTTTTGTAGTCTGCGTAGCAAACCTATCCGCTTCCGCTTTTTTCTTCTCAGCCTCAGCCGCTGAGTTGGCGTAGATAGCTTCTAGGCCATGCTTTTTGGCTAGTGCATCAACGGCTTGGTTGTAAGTCTGTGCTGATATCCCACCAGCCTCGAAAGCTCTATCAAGCAACGCAACATCTTTCGCCATCTTCTGAAATGGCGTTTCAGATGCTTTGACCGTTCGAGCGATGGCGGACAATTCGCCGCGAGTAAACTGCCCGTTCTTTTTTAGCTCCTCAATGTCGTACCCAACCTTGACATTGGCAATGTTTATCGTCTGTGCCATTATTTAGCTCCGAACATCGATTTAACTTTGCCAAAAAGACCTTGCGACGACGGCGGCTTAAATAGCTGATCCGTCAATCGCTTTTTCGGTCGGCGGTAACGATCCGGCATAAACGATTCGACCTCTGGTAGCTCCTTGCCAGCACGAGCGAACATGGGCAAGTTGATCGATTGGATTATCGATGCGGTCTGCATCCAATCTTCCCCCATCGGTTCAACTCGATCCCATGCTAGCCACTGATTGAGCACCCCCCGTGGAAGATGCTCAACCCAACTTAAAACGTCCTCGATCCCCCAAGCCAATCCAAGCCGAAAAGCTATTCTTAGCCTTCGGCTTCGCTGGATTTTTTTGCTAGTGCCTCGATTTCGCTTTCGTCGTATTGCGAGACTTCAAGAGCGGCTTCGTATATTTTGCCAACGATAGCTTTCGGAAAGCTCTTTAGCTCGTCGGCATCCTTTACAATTCGCTCGTTGTTTTCGTCAATCAGCGAATAGGACACAAGCAGACGTCGGTGACGAGTGAAGTCCCACTTGCCGCCGACTTGCATCTTTACTTCCATCTCTGCCGCGTCCGCTTCCGATAGCTCTCGCACCGTGAAGGATTCGCCGCAAACTTCGACGGTCGCTGTTCGCAATGGACGATTACCAAGCTTGAAAAACGCATCGCGTTTACTCATCGTCGTTTTCCTCCGCTGCTTTGATGGCGAAAGCCTCTTCGACGAATTGCCGCGAGTATTGCTCTGGCCCGGTGACCTCACAAGACTCTACGCCTAACTTCTCAGCATTGAGCATTGCGAATTCTTGCAAGACCTCATCCGTCAACGCCTCATGCGGAAACTCAAAAAGGGCTTGAATCTGTGCTTTCGGTTGCTGTTGCAAGTAGCCAACCAAAACATCGCCGTAGAAAATACGCCATTGCTTTAGTTCAATCTCCTTGCCAGTTACCATCGAAATGGCAAGGTGTTTTTCCAGTCGAAACATTTCACATCCTCAAGAAAAATTAGGCAACGGTGTACGCCAAATCGGTAGCACCGTCGAACTGCAACGTATAGCTTCCCTTCATAATAACACCCTTCTCGCATGATGGGAACTTTACGTTTTTGACAAACGCCGTGCCCGTCACGCTTCCGGCCCCTGGGAATGTGATTGTAACGCTGATTCCCGCGTACGGTTCGCTACTAGGAATCATCGCCGTAGTGACTGGAACAGCCGCCCCTAGCCAATTGAATTCGACTTCGACTTCTGGATTCTTGCGAAGGTCGCTTGGCCGAAGCTCCTCGAATCCTGTAGTGCCCAAGTGCGAGATTTCGAGAGGATCGACGGAGACGTTGAAATCTCCGATCCGAGTGATCTGAGTAGTCACCAAACCAGTCCCGGAGATGGTTGCCCCCAACCCGGTATCTGCTACTGTCAACGCTGCCATAATCAAGGCTCCTTGTAGTGCACCAAGAGATCGAAAGTCACCAAGTACCGATGCTCTTGGCCGCCATCGGTCGGAGGTTCTTGCATATATTCATCGCCGCTGTCGAAGTCAACGCCGCAAAAAGTGTAGCCGCTGACCACTCCGCGAAATGAATCGATTCCAGTATTGCGAATAGCCGAACTGATCGCACTTGCCGACGTTCGCGTTAGTGCATAGCACTCCATTGTGATTCGAGCATGGGCAGACTTGCCTAGTCCGCCTAAATGGTGATCGCGTTGCGTTGAAATGACGTAGTAGACCGCAGCTGGAAGCGTAGCATTCTGCACCAAAGCATCGGGATACATACGCTGACCAATCAACGACGTTACCGCCGAGTAGCTTAATAGCTTCGTTCGCAACGCTTCGCCAATCGCACTCATTACAGCTCCCCGCTGACGATGCCAATTACCCTAGATGCAGCTTCGCTGGATCCGCTGACAAGACGCAGCAATATAACACCATGAAACACGTCAGGATTAAGAGCAACGAAGCGGCTAGTCCCAACCGCCACGCTGTACTCAGTGCCCTCGTTGTAGAGCGGCACAAATGTAGCCCCATCATCTACCGATGCTTGAAACTTCATCGTAGTTCCGGTCAATGCCGCCGGGGTGACTATCGCAAGCGGTACGCGGTTTCGCTCCATCAATAACGACGTCGAAGTTGTCCCCGCTGATGCGATGGTGACGGTATCGCTGCGTTGAATATTCTTAGCCAATTCTGAGTTCCTTTATCTGCTTGTTTAGCTCACTGAGAAAAGCCGATTCCGCTTGGCCCTTCGCTTGATCGAATCCGCGTACAGTCGCTCTAGCTTCTCTTGGATAGGTCGCCGAAGATGGATTGCCGCGTCTTGGCCCAACAAATCGAGACTTGACCGGACTGCCTCTAACGTAGGTGTACTGCGTACCCTTCCGGCTTGTCGAGGTGATCGTCTGCCCAGGCTTACCCCACCGATATTGCTGATAACTTTCGCCGCGTTTGATAGGCATAACAAACTGCTGCTTGTTACCCTTCGGAAACGTCGCACCGACATAGACGCCTAGCCCGTTACGCAAAACCTTGACGCCAAAATGATCTTTCGAGTCATTCTGATACGCTGCGTTATTGCGTAACTTCTTCGACCACTTGCGACGGCTTCCGCTCTCCCTCGATGACCTAGCAAGCGTGCTAGCTGCGTTCGCTATCGGCTTGCCGTAAGCCCCCAAGCACTTACCAAGCGGCCCATTGCGAAGCGTGATCGGTATTTCGCCGACTGCTTTGATTAGGTCGTAATTGATTTCGATAGTTGTTGCCATTAAAGCACCGCCGAGCAAATGATTTCTAGATACTTTTTCAGCCCGTCAACGCGGTTGATTCCAGTGATGCCGTACTCTTCGCCATCGAAAACAACTCGCATTCGCGTATGGTATCCTGACCTATAGCGAACAATGAAAACGGCCCTAGTCCCGGCTTCGACTTGACGCCCCCGCATCGACTCCAAGCCGCTAGTCGGCGAATATTCGCAAGGTTCATCGACCACATACGGAGTCCATGAAACAACCGGCTGCCCCGCTGAATCTAGCGTTTCTGTTGGTTGCTGGATCGTGCATCGATAACGCATCGATCCGACTCGATGACCTCTTGGGCGACCACTCATGGATAGGTTGCCCTCATGTATCTACGCACCAATGCTTCATACGGTCGCATCGTTTGCAAGGCTTCGCTGATTAGCATGTCCCGATTCTCGAAGTAGTGACCGATCAAAAGAAGCATCGCATTCTTGGCAATCGCCGGAACGAGTTGCCCATCTTGCGAGTAGCCCGCTTTGTAGTTGATACTCCAAGCGTCCCATCGTGCGGACGTGCCCGGCAATGTCTGCAAGTAAGCAATGCGAATTTGATCGACGTGCAATTGATAGATCGACGCCGAAAGCGTTTGCAGTGTATTACCGCCGTCGTAGTATTGAATCGAAGTGATCGAGTGAATCGGCCCTCTCGGTAAAGGCTGGCCGTCAACCCAGTTCGGCAATCGCAAGCGAAGCGTTTGGAAGCATGTCACCGAATCCGTATCATGCTCCCATTGCTCCCTTGCCGCTTGAATCAAAGCAGAGAGTTGCACATCATGCGTAGTGTCACTTACGCTTATTTCGAGGTGCTTTTTGGCTTCGCTCAACGTGATCGGTTCCGCTGTCGGCCCCGTCACGATTTCCGGTAGTAATCTCACGAGCGATTCCCCTCTCAACTAGGATCAACGCAACGCCGTCGAAAAGGCTATCCAGCCGTGTTCCCGCCGGATAGCCACGCCACATGGTAGCGAGTTCAACAACCACTAGAGCACCAAGCAAACATCGCCATCAGCGATGGTAGCAGAGGTGACAGGCGGAACCTTGCCACGTCCCAAGACAGCAACGCCAGCGATGAAACCGCCGGTAGTTCCATCGCCGAAAGTTGCGACCAACTTGAGGAACGGATTCTTGCCGCGAAGGTCGATCATGAAAACGCATGTTTGCCCGTCATCGGTTGCCGATGGCAAAGCGAGCGTAGCACCTCCAAGACCGTTGCCACCTGCGAAGGTAGCCCCGGTGATGTCGGTATAACTTCCGCCGCTGGTCGAAGATGATTGAACCTTCAATGCCGTCATCGCAATATCGGTAGCTCCGAGTTGAACCACGATAGCCGCGAAGTCGAAACCACGGCAATCGATAACGTCAGCCGTAGCAGACGTATTATCAAGAATAGCCGCTGGCTTGATTGCCGAAACGTATTTGCAGTGTTGTAGATCGTTCATTGTTCAGTTTCCCTTTCTGTGGAGTTGAATTATTAGGATGCCGAAACCAATGAAACTACTGGCCCCGCTTCGCTTGCCGATCCGCGTTCGTGGACGACGTAATCCCATCGCATGGTAGAGCGGAATGCGATTTCATCACGCTCAAAGTATCGGCTAGGATCGCTTGCAAGCGTCAGAGATCGACGCATCCCCAAGGTAGACGCCATCGACAAATCGCCGAAGTAGGCGAACTTCGTAGAGCTACCAATGGTCTTTGGCAACACTTGAGCAAACACAACTGGATAGCCCAAGAACTGCAAGACTGGCCCGGCTCCAAGATCGACGTAATTGTTACCACCAGCCGCAAGCTGCAAGCGTGCCATCACGTTCCAAAATACTGGCTTGCTAACAAACCAAACTGGATTGATGCCAGGGTATTCTGGCAACTTACCAGCCGCCGATTGGAAAACGGCAATCGTGGTAGTCGCATCAGTGTTGCCCGTCGAAGCGGTAACAACAGCACCCGCATTGAGAGCATTGGCAAGCCCTACCACTCCGTGATAGGTTCCCGTGCCGTCTCCTAGGAATCCTGCTTGATCCGCTGCGAGTGCGTGCCCCTGAGCGGCTTCGATTGCGATTTCGTCGGCAATGCTGATGACAGCATCGTCGTTCAGCTCGCTAGAGATCCTCGTCAGCGTTGCCCACTTGCGAGCAACCAAGTTGATTGGAGCGTAGTTCGGTTCGCTGGTTGTAATTTCAGCCGCTTCACCAACTGCGTAAGCGGTCATGCCGCTGATTCGACGCGGTACGCTCAATAGGTCGCTTCCCATGTTGCGAACGCGAGCATATCGAGGGATAACGCCGTAGGATTCGACCAAGCGAATAACCGCCGTCTCAAACTCAGGCGGCACAAGCGTACCTGCTGCGAGGTCGTCCCCGGTGGTCATCGTGTTGTATACGCCGTGATCCTCGCACCATTGCCGAGCTTGCTTGTTGCCGAAGTAGGCTTGGAAGAACTTGCCAGCCTTGTAGGCTTCGGTCTCTGCGTCTTGGCCCTTGAAAGCTGTCAAGACTCGCGTTGCCCGTGCCCGTGCAGGGATCTTGATCGACTTGTTCTCAGGATTGCTTGGTTGAGAATCATTTGCTTGACGAACGGAGTTGGAAACCAATGATTCGATGCGGATTGCCCGCTCTCGATCCTTGCTCAGTGCTTCAATCTGGCCCGGCTTTTCTGGACTGCCAACTATAGCATCGATTTCGGCTTGTTCTTCCGTCGATAGCTCTCGTTGATCCTCACTTGCTACCGCTTGGATAGCGGTAACCTTCGCTTGCAAAGCGTTGATTTCTTCTGCTAGCTGCTTGCTGCTTTTCATTTCGACTGCCCTTAGTTCTGTGTGGCAGTCGTTAAACCAAGATAGCGGCATGACTGCCACGATTCCAATAAAAATGAACCGTGTTAGCCTTGCCGCTAATTAGTTGCAAGATGTCGGCACTTCTGGCCGACGTGATTAAATCTATCGACTACTTGCCCCGTGTCAAGTGTTGCGAAAATTTCGCCATCGCTATACGCTGCAAATTCGCCTTAGCCGCGTCCATCTGGTTCGATGGCTTCTTACGCTTGTTGCCATTCTCGACGCGGCCAGTGGCTAGCCCGGCGGCTATAGCGGCATCCGCTTCGTACCAAGTCTCAGCCGATAGCAAAGCCTCGATCTCGTCTTTGCTCTCGCTCATGTACTTGCTGTAAATGTCAACTAGTGAGCGGTCATAGGACTCCAACGCTGCGAGGTACTTCCGCAACTCATCCTGATTGCCGAAAGCGAAGCCTAAAGCCCTGTGAATCATTAGCCGCGAGCCGTCAGCCATCAGCCTCTTGCTACCAGCTAAAAAAATGATCGATGCCGCCGACGCTGCAAGCGAATCATTGATGGTAGTGACTTCTCCGCCGTGCGATAGGATCGTGTTATAAATCCCGATGCCCTCATCCGCTGAGCCGCCTGGGGAGTTGATGCGAATCGTCACCGGCGAATTGCCGAAAGACTTGAGAGCCTTGCCGACCTCCTTTTGCGTGATCGGATTTTCATCCCATCCATCGCCTACTACGCCGGACAGCAAGATTTCGCCAACTTCGTTCTTAATTTCGATCATTTTGCACCCCCAAGTAAGTTAAACACCCGATTTCCCCATGATTTTACCTCAGTTTCGACAGCGTTTTGCAGGTCTTTTTGCCCGTATTTTGCCGCCAATTCCGCTAGCTTCTGCGTTGATTCTTCGCAATGGATCCTAGCTAGATCCCTATCAAGCCCGATAGCCTCGATCTTATCCGCTAGCTTCGATTGCCACTTTGCGTAGTTTTTGCCAATCCATGCCACGAATTGAGCTTTTCCAGCCGCATTGATTGCGTTGTTGCCCTCTGTTTTGATTAGATCGCGTAGCATCTGTTCCGCTGCCCGGTTGTTCATGGCTTGCGAATCTTCGCTCGAAGAGCTTTCGCCTTCTGCTGCATCTTCTGCATCATCTTGCGAGGTGTCCTCAGCCTCTCCAGGCGATGCTTCGCCAGTGCTTTGCTGGATAGCCGGGTTGATAAACTCATCGCCTCCAACGTAAGGATTGAGATCGAGTTTCGCTCGGCACTCGTTGGGGTTCATGATGCGATTTTGAATAGCCTTACTGAACGCCTCAAACGTAGTAGCCAAGTCCGTTCGCAAAAGTGCACCCCGATTAAATTTGAAGTATACGCTTCGCTGTCTGCGTTCTTGGAAAGTTCGCAATTTCATATCGCATTGCTCTTCAAATTTGACCAACCATCTATCCAACGCGGCTAGATATGCAAGTTGCTTTTGCTCAAGTGAGTTGTACGACGTTGAATCACCGTCGCCCGGCATCCCCTCAAGCCCGAATAGCATCCCAATATCTTGCCTGTTGAACTTTTGCAACTCAACAAACTGAGCATCATTGTTCGACATGCTCACCGCGTTGGCTTTGATTCCTTCGCGTAGTAACCCCGCCTTGCCAGCATTCTCCGAGCCTGATTCGGTTGAGTTGAATGCGTCAATAAAATCTTTCGCATCCTCTTGGCGTCGAAACGCTCCGACTGGAGCCTCAAGCAATAACTTACCCCTAAATCCTTTTCGAGTCTGTTGATTCTGAAAGCGGATGGCCTCAAGCGAAGTGCCAAGCGTGAGATTCGCCAAGTCCAATAACCCAAGCCCATCCACGCCGTCATAGCTAAACCCTGGAAGATGCAAAACGTCAGCATCGTTAAAAACGAGGTAGCCATTTTTGTCGGTGTCCCAAGTGTCAAAAAGTTCCTTTTTGCTCTGATCGTCAGGCTTGTAAACGTGCCACTTTTCACCCTCATATATCAGCGTCCACGTCTTTTCTGGAAGCATCGGAATTATCTCGGAGATACCGCCGCGACTTCGCACAATAGCCGCTCTTCCGTTGCCATTGAGTAACGCATGGGAAAGCATCATTTCCTTAAACGTCGTCGGAGACTGTATTGCGTTCGGTTGTTCGCGTAGCAAACGATAGCCGTCGTGCTCAAGGTCGCTTACGGCCCCCTCTCCTTCGACTCTCTTGACATCGATAGGTAGCCGTCCAAAGTCACCAACCAGTTTATTATGAGCGTACCAAGCCGGAGGGATTCCCAGTGTGTCCTTTACACTAACCCGCTTCGACGAAACGTCCCAATTAAAACCTGCCCAACTTATAAAGCGTTCGAGTATTCCGTTCATCTTTTCCCCTTAGGTAACGTAAAGTGATCCACTCGACCGCTCAGGCTGGAGTGATGCGATTCGATACGCCATGACTGCAGCTACTATCGGGTCAATTTTATCCTTAGAATTCTTTTTGTCGAACATCCATCTATCTTGACGGTCTTTGCAGATAATGGCGTTGTTTGCGCACCATCGAAGCAGTTTCGATTCGCTGAACACTAAACGTCCGTCTTGCATTAACTGGATGAAGTCGCGGATTGCCTCATTGAAGTTCGCTTGATTCTGAGCCATTCGAGCCGATGTAGCTCCGGTCTTTTCAAGCTTTTCGCCGATCTGCTGCCCGTTGTATGGATCATAGGCAACCGTGCCAATCTCGAATGCCTCGAGTTCCTCAATCAGCGATTCGGTTAAATCTTCGATTGGATATGGTCGCTTGAACAGTTCTTCGGAGTGGATGAACTCAGCAAACGGCATAGCCGATAAATCGCGTTTGCTATCCGCTGCTATAAATGCCCTCGTCTTAATCTCGTAGCGGTACACCGTCTTGCCCTTGTCATCGACAGCAACCTGGAAGCGTGCACAAAGAGCATAAGCGGCTAGGTCGTCGCGGGATCCTAAGTCAACTCCTGCCCCTAGCCCGTCAGCTTGCGACCAATCGCCATGCGGCCCAACGCATCGATCAAACGCCTCAAGGTCAAAAGCTTTTTCCGTTGAAGATACAACGCGGTTCCCGTGATAACGCAAAAAGCGATTGCGTCCGATGCCCGTCGATTGATCCTCGTTCCAGCGCTGTCGCAAGTAGCCTAGCTTGACGCTGACGCCTAAGTTTGGGTTGGACTTGATCCAAAGCGACTCATCCGCAGGATCGTCTTTTTCATCTAGCTCGTAGATCAACGCAAACATCGAATCATCTTTATGAATGCCGCTAACGACGTTCGTAGCGTAGGTGTAATTTTCCATCCATAGATGCGAGTCGTCAGCTCCGGCGGTTGTGATGATTAGGTGCAATGGTTGCGTTCTTGAGCCTGATCCAGTCACCATCGTATCGTAGAATTTTCGATGGTATTCGCCCCAAGCATGAAGCTCGTCCATCACAACGCAATGCGGGTTCAATCCGTCGAACGGCTTGTCGCTAGACACCTTGCGAATGTACGAATGATTATGCTTGAAGGTGATCGTTTCATTTTTAGTGTCGGTGTATTTCCTGAGATACTCAGACTGACCTATCATGCGTTCGCATTCGCCGTAGACGACTTCCGCTTGCTCTTTCTTGGTTGCCGTCAAAAGTATCTGCCCAACTGCTTCCGGCTTCTTTGTCTTTGGGTCAATGTCGGCCATCGCTAAGTAGTGGCACAGCCCGGCTATCATGGTTGACTTGCCATTCTTCCGAGCCATCGACCAGTAGACTTTGCAAAAGCGTCTTGATCCGTCGTCGTCACGTTTCCACCCAAAGATATTCCACAAGCCGAATAGCTGCCAATCTTCAAGATGCAATGGCAGTCCAGCAAACTCGCCGATTGAATGACGCAATACCAACGGGAAGAAGTCGCAAACCCAAGTCGCGTGTTGCTTATCAAAGTGATACGGGAAATGCGAAGTGCTTTGGTGATCCAAGTCGATTCGGTAGCGACGTACCGCATCCTTCACACGTTCGCAAGCGATGATCTCACCGCTTTCAACTGCGTTGCAATACTCTTCGACTCGTTGACCGACGCCGCTTGCTATCAACCCGTACCCCGCTGTAGCCATTGCATAAACTCATCTTCCTTTTCCGTCTGAGGTGCTTTCAATCTCGACCGGCTCGAAGGTGTTAACCCTAGTTCCGCTTCACGCTTCAAACATCGATCCGAGTAACTGTGGAACTGATTTGCTTCCGGCTTCAACTTCGTTCTGCCCTTCTCATCAGTATCGGTGACTTGACCGCCTTTGATGACCTCCCATAGCGAAAGCATCATCGAGTAATCGAGACAATATCCGGCTATCAAGCCCTGATCCGTTTCGTGTAGCAAGTTCATCGCGTCGAGTTGCTTGCAAACCCAGAACCAGCGGCTCCTAGCCGTTTCATCAGCCTCAACCGCTTCGGGAATCTTTGGCATACCGCGAGGTGCTTTCGGCTCGTCGTGATTCTTGCGTTGCGGATCCTTGATGAATGCCCCGCTTGCCTCTTTTATTGCTGTTGATGTTGGTTTTCTGCCTTTTACCATATCAACCTCCCAATTTTGCGGACAATTTTTCGTGAGA